TCATCTGATAGGCCCGAATGCCATGATTCTGTTACTACTTCTTCACTCATTGTCTTTCTCCACTACGTTTTTAATTTCTAAATATATGCTTCGCTGCCCTTCTTTAAAGGCAGTTTCGCAGGGGTCTTTGCTGAACGAAATTCGATCACCATAGGCCACTTTCATATTGGCAAGTATCCTCTCACCTGTTTTGCTGCTAAATAATTCTCTAATATCTTTACTAAACTGGTCCATTTACAGTCTGCTCCAAATCTGCCATTTGCTGTGCGCCTGCAATCTCTTGCTGACCCTGCTCCATTTCTGCTTGTGCTTGTTGCTGCTGCTGTCGTGATTGTCTAAGCTCAGCCACTTGCTCATTGCCTAACAACATGTCTGCAGGCGCACCCAACCGATCTGAAATAGTCCTAGCAGCCTTGTCAACATCAACAATATCCAACACTTCTGGATTAACTTGGGCTAATTGCATAATGCCGTCTACTGCGCGTTGAATGCTGGTGACCTCTTCCATTTTTTGAGAACGAGCCAAAGGCCCAACGTATTCAATGTCAAGATCAGATCCTTGCTGTTGCAGCACATCTGGCATTTCTGGCAAGGCATTACCTCGCAACATAGAGTAAAAAGCGCGTTCAACAATAGGGTTTAAGAACTCAGACTGAAGACGGCCAAGCGTAGGCCCAAGTAACCGCTGCATTAGTTCATAACGAACTTGCACCTCGGTTGCTGTCATTTGTGGACCCTCGTTTAGCTCTAGTTGGTCACTAAAGAAAATTCGCCTTACTGAACCGCGAACGTCACCAAGCATGAGTTGATCAGCATTCCAGTTAGTGGCGTTAACGATAGGCTCCAGGTTATTCATATCCCGAACATAGGTCACTGTGCTTGGACGCATATCGATCTTACCTAAGATGCCGTTTTGCATGGCTTTTAGTGGGGGGTCAATTGACTTCTCCCAGGCCTTCATCGCAAGTTGTCTGGCAGAATTAAGGGTCTTAATATCAGCCCGTGCTACACAACCAGGTCCAAATCCGTATATGTCGCCTGTGGTCTTAGCCCAGCGAGGAACCATAAATGGCAACTCATAATAGCCGCTTTCTTTACAAATCTTTTTGTCAGCAACGCTAATAAAATAGCAGGCCCACGGACGCATATTAGGTGGTGCAACCATCGCTGGCTCACCCTTTAACTCACGGGGAAATACAGCCTGTACATATTCAAACACTTTATCAGGGTCAGTCTCTAAGGCTTTCATGGACTTCTCGCCACAGGCATCGCCAAACTTCTGATGCGCCTGTCGTGCGGTCAGCTTAAGCTTTCGGAATACTGTATCAATGCGGCCTTCTTCACTCTCAGCAATAACGACTTCAGCTAAATGACACGCTCTAAAGTTAAAGCCATCAAATTCGGCATCCTTAGTTTTTACATCAAACTGTAAGGCAGACGTACCAAAGCCAACCAAGTCTTGGTAGCACTCGGCCACTTCTGTCGAAAAGTTAGACTTGCCAAACTCTTGGAAAATACCTTTAGAACACTTTTCTAGCCAATCTTTGGCTTCCTTGTTCTCATTTAACTCATCTTCACGGAAGCGTAGTCCAAACCACTTCGTTGATGGGCTTGTAAGCGACCCATGCAGAGAGGCTGAGAGGATCTGTAACGCATGGATGCCAGTGGAATCATAGACCTCAGAAGCACGTTTAGTGCCTCTAGTAGTGGTCGTGATAAAGTTAGTCTTACCAGGCATGAGGTAAGTGGCAAGCTCCTCCCACATCGTATCCCAGTTAGTGCGATCACCTTTTAATCGGTCGTAACGCTTTAATAGCGCAATGGGTGACACAGTTGGCTCTATCTGCTTGCCAGGCGAATTTTCATACATTATCCGATACTCATTAAATTAGTGCGTTTCGTGTCGGCATCGCCAAGTAAACCAGCAAATCTAGTATTTGTTTGATTCATACGCATAAGCATTAGCCTGCGCTTGTACAATGCTTTGAGCTTTCCAGGGTCAGTCTCGGTCTTGATCTGATTATCAATGTCTGATATTTCTTTGATTGAGTCTGGGCCAGCTTCAACTCGGTCATTAATGCCTTTGGCTACACCTTTTGGCCTAGTTACCTTTGCATCTCTGCCTAGCGGATCACTACCTGTCTTTGTTGCTACCTCTACTCCGTTAACAAATGTAGTGGAGGTCTTATCACCTAAGCGAACACCCTTGATAGTAGGGTCAGTTGCCCTAGTGACAATCGATGGCCCACCCTTGTAGTTATAGGTCGTGTCTAGCTTCTCACCGAACAGGCCACTTTGTTCTTTGGTTTTGGTTACGCCACCAACCAGAATGCCTGCCTTAGTTAAATCTGCTTTCTTTGCTGCTGTCATTTCAGGGTCACCAGACTCATCAAGTACAGCCATAGATCCAGTAATTCGGCTAAGGTCATCTGATGCTTTACGCTTCATGTCTTCAGTAATAACCTTGTCGCCTGAGTAGGCTTTTTTAATTCCTATAGAATCTTGCTGGGTTTTCATATCTGCTTGAGATGCGCCCCCTGCTCTTTTTGCCGCCCAGTAAGCTTGATTATAACTAACGTCATCATTGCGATACTTGTCACTGACTGTCGGCATAACAGAGTCTTTGCCAGCCTTGGCATTAGCTTGGTAGGTCGAGTTGTCAAACGCACCATAGTTTCTTGCTGGCAAGTTAGTAGGCTCTACGCTAAGTAAAGGCTTAGCCTGCTTAACTGGGGCTTTAGCTTGAACTCCTGTACCAGGCTTAATTGCTGTGGCACTAGGAGTTGGCTGCTTCGCTTTTGGGGCAGAGTATGTGCGATTCCGCTCAATTTCATTACCCTTTACTGCAGGCGAATTAACAACCTTAGCCTTAGCTACTGGGATAGGGGAGCTAACAATCTTAGGACTAGCTAATGGTTTAGTTTTAGCAGTAGACTTAATTGGCGTTGCAACTCTACGAGCAGCTTTAGGTTTAGATACCTCACTGGGCAAATTGCTGCGTTGGTTATTGTCGTATTTAGGCGTTGCAACCTTGCGTGTAGCTTTAGGTTTAGCCACAGCTTTAGGTTTAGCCACAGCCTTAGGTTTAGCTACCTCACTAGGAAGATTACTGCGTTGGTTATTGTCGTATTTAGGCGTTGGCGCTCTAGACCTTCTAGACTTCCGTTTGTTATTTCTAGACCTAGTAGGCGATTTTGTTGATTTCGCATAACTTCCTGGAGGTGGCATAATCGTCTCTTTCGTTTAGTGTTTTGCTTACTTTGATTGGTTTTTGCTCGGTTATTAGATTGAACCTATAACGCCTGGTGATGATTGCCTGTTGCGCTCACCATACGGGATTGAGTACCTACGCATCATGTAGGCATAGCGCAGAGCATCCAGTAGGTCATCCATTGTCTTGCTGATCTTGCCCTTATCATTGCGGTGGTATTGATTGAACTCATTGAAGAAGTCACGCAGGTTACGATCAACCTTAAACCGACCTTTGATCATCAAGTCTCTAATCTCGTACAACCCAGCTTCAACACCATTAGTGCCATCAGGCCATGAGGCGTGTTTATGCAACATGTCAAAACCAGCATCGATGTAGTAATCTTTTTGCTGATTAGCTGTGCCATTCTTTTCTGTCTGCAACCCATCCAAAGGCCATGACGTTGGGACACCCAATGCCCAAGGCTTTACTGTAGCCCATGCTACTTCTGGTGCTACATGACTTGCTTTCCATGCCTGAGTCACATAGAACGTGCCACTCTCTCGGTCTTCTATTAGCTGAACGTGCGCCTGTGGATGCTCCCATCCAAAATCCATTGCATTAATAACAAACCAATGATCAGGTATTTTAAATGGATCACACTTGATGCTGTCTTCGTCTAGGTCGTAGATTCTGCCGTGGCCTAGCATAGGTATGCCCTTTGATCTCATGTCGCGCTGATAGGCAGGGTATTGATCCAGCATTAGCCGTTTAGCATCCTCTGATAGGTGTGGTGCGTCATCCCAGCCTGCCTGTATAAATGCTTGGCCCTCACCAGGGTTATCCATGAATGAAATCACTGTCTCGGTGCGGCCATTCTCTGGCGTAAAGGTGAGTATGCCTCTGCCGCCTTTGCCCTGGTCGCCTGTTAGTGTTCTAGTCACAACCTGCGGATAGATGGCTTGATCCTTTGGTTCTTCGTCTATGTGATACCAATCAACACTGTCACCCATTAAAGCGTGTTGGCCCTGTGTGTATGACCAGAACTGACAGATCGATACACCGCCCGATGTGTGCTTTACTCTGACCTCACGCATAGCCCCTGATGTGCCTGTCATCGAAACGTAATCAACAATAAGGTCAGCAGGGATTAACCCACCTAAGAATTTTCGATCCTCCAACCTGCCAAACAATGCGGTCTGTAATAAGTCCCTGGTCTTCTCCCCTGAGTACCCTAGCAGCCAGCAAGTCGGTGCGTGTTCAAATTTGTGACCATCCCACTCGTCAGGGTAATCACCCATGAGGTGAACAGCGTCAATGTAAGTGCCAAGGTAGGTCTTGCCTATTCGGTTAGCCGCGCACAGTAATACTGCAGTCTTATTCTTAGTAAACCGCACTGTGTCTGCCTGGAACTTGTACAGGTCAGGGAAGATCTCTCGGTATCGGTACACCTTGCTTCGCCTGATGCGCTCTTCAGCTAATAAGATTAACTCGACTCGGCTATACTCTTGTTGAATCAAGGTTGTAACCTTTTAGCGTTGCGTCTAGCTCGTCATCTGTAAGGCCGTGCAAACTTTGCTCAAACGACACATGCGAATTAACTTCAATAGACTTTCGCTTAGGCGCTACATACTGGCCTAGCTCTTTAAAGCATTGAAACGCCATAGCATAGTCTTCTGCTTCCATAGACTTCTCAGCAATAATTGTCATCCCCTTTAACGGGTCACAGTTAAGCTCTGCTAACTTATCCATGATGCTTTGGGTGTTCTTGTTGGGTGTGCCTTTCTTGCGGCCATTGCCATTATTTCCAGCCATTATCTTGCTCCTACTTATTCCAACTGTTGGGGATTAGTGTTCAGTCATAGAAAGTATCTGTACAACATCTGTACACTCTTCTACCCAGTTCATTGCCGACTCTATAATTTCATCATCTTCTTCATTACGGGGTCTATCGCCTAGCTCAGTAATCATTGTTACCAGTAAGCAGATTAGTAATGCTCCTTCATCTACAACGCTTTGATCTGATTCATTCATAACTTCCACGCCTTTCGTAGCCAAATGCTTGTTATGTCCGTACCCGTAGGCTCTCTGTCAGTCCCTTCACGATGTATCCAGTTGCCATCTCGTACTGGTGTGGTCACAGCTTGTTCTGCTGTCCAGCCGTATCTGAGGCGGTCTGATAAGGTTTTCATCTTCATGCCATGCTCTGATGCTAGGTCTTTAATTAGATACTCCTTGCCCTGGTACATAATATGAGCTGGGCTGCGATCAACTTCGGTTAGTGGCTTAAAGTTAATACCCAACTTCCATGCCTGAGTCTTTAGCGTTGAATACTTCATGTCTAACGCTTCAGCCGTTTCTCGGAGTGTGTAACCCCTCATAGAAAACAGGGTAATAATTTCTTCGTGTGAGCAGTTATATCGCTCTCGCAAATAGTTATGTGATCGTCTTTTCGCCACTAGAGCCAAAGCCTCCTATACCGCGATCAGTCTCGTCTAGCTCATCCACTGGTTGCCATGAAATGGTCTCTACTTTCTCTACCATGATCTGAGCTATGCGATCACCAGGCTCTACATGGCGAGTCACTGGGCTAAGGTTAATCAAAGACACATACACTTGACCTCGGTAGTCAGAATCGATTACTCCCACGCCTGAGCTAACAGCTAATCCTTTCTTATTGGCTAGACCAGAGCGAGAGTAAATCTTGGCGCAATAACCCTTTGGGATGGACAACCACAAACCCGTAGGGATTAGCTCCGATTCACCTTGGATAACGTGCTGGCTACGGCTTATCTCAGCGTGTAGATCCATAGCCGCAGAACCATTCGTAGCATAAACTGGTAATGGGAAGCGTCCCTGGTGCTTAACCTTGACCTTTACTGCCGTACTTTTTGCTGCTGCCATCGTCTAACTCCAACTGTTAATTTCAATCTTGCCAGTTACACCTTCGGCTCTTAGATCGTAGATGCGTTTAAATTCTTGCCTGTAATGCTTTGCTATGTCTTTGACTTCACGCTTTGCGGCCCTGCCTAGCGATGTGTCGTTAGATTTTTCTCTAAGCAAGTCGATAGCCCCTTCACCTAACATTTCTAATTTGTGATCTGAATGGAGATTAGGATTTGCCCCAAGGTATTGATGACACCCATAGCAAAGAGCCTCAGCGTTCTCTACACAAAATCGAATACCCCACTTGCCACGCCCGTGATAGTGAGAGCAGTGCAGACCCATACGCCTACCTTCCTCGTAATAGGTGTGACACCTTTCACAAGTCCATTCGGCTGCTGATCTGATACAGTCACTAAATGCCTTGTCTGCTGGTGTGCGTTTAATCGCTCCCATTACGCTGCTTCCTTGTACTTGTCATACGTTTGTAGTGATGGCTCTGCCCAAGCAACATTGCGCTCAGATCCAAAGGCGTAGATGACCTCAATCAGTTGTGAAAACTCTTCTTTGTTCAGCCGACTACTTCGCTTAGAGAGACCAACAAAACCACCATCAATCCCTGGAACAGAACGCTGCTTATGTAGGCTAGCCATGAACATGACTTTCCAATCATCGGTGTCGAGATTATCGCCATACCAATCAACCTGTTTTTGCACATCGTTTAACATGGGCCAAAGCTTTTTGTTTTGACTCAATGATCTAGCTGTCCGTCTTAAAACAACTTCAACTGGGCCAATAAACAGACCCTTGTTAATCATTTGAGCAATCTGCTGGATCATGCTCGACACGTTTTTGCTATCAACGCTGAATATAACTTCACTCATAGTGCTTCGGCCCATTCACTTATTGGTAATCGTGCCAGCCTCATACTTAATCGAATGTCCCAAGAGCAAGGGTTTTCATCAATGGTTTTATTTGGGTTGTGGGTGTCATATTCAACGAGATAATTAGCCATAGATTTATGGTATCTATGGCAATGTCGGATCGCTTTTATATGCTTTGCGCTAATACCTAACTCAGCAGCGATTGCCCACGCTGGCTGATGCGCGTTATAACGCCTGATTACGTCCCTACATTCTTCAAGACTTAGTAGTTCACTCATACAGCAACAGCCCATGTCATTGCTTCCCTACCTGAGACACGACAAGGGCGCGTATGAGGGTTGATTAGAGATCCACTATCTCTTAGCTCAGATAAGCGCCTAGCGAACTGGTAGCGATCATATTCATCACTAAGCTCACCTAGCTCATTGCTTGTATGCCCACCGTTTTCTTGAACAAATTTCTTCATCTTAATGCGTTGCTTTGCGGCTACGTCTTGAATGGCTGCAAATGCTTTTTTGCTAGTTGATTTCATGCTGCTCTCCGCTTATTAAACTTGCTTTGCGCTAACTTTCTAGCTGCTGGGTTCATCATCGACTTAACTATGTTAGTCAGGCCTCCAGATTCACCATGTGAGCAGCTTTGAATTGTTAACCCTTGTGCGAGGTACTCCCTAACTAAATCATCGCTATACGGGCTTAGAGTGGCATCTGGCTTTAAGTATGCTTTCATTGGAAAAGCTCCGCTTCAACGCGGCTATAAAAACCTTTTGACATATTCCAGCGTCTTTTCTCAGCCTTGAGCGCGGCAATAGTCTTAATGCTTCTGGCTGTCTCTTCTGCGGTCTGATGCCCTACTTTCTGATGGTGTTTAAGTAACTCAATATCGTCATCAACGGCCTTTTGTCGATTCTTTTCAGATACCCTGCGACTTCCAGCTAGGATTGAAGATAAGACTGCGTTTTTTAGTACCTTAGTTGCGATGGTGTTTTCGCCTGAAATCATGTTTAGTCCTTTAAAGTGATTATTGTTGTTTACCAATCGGTATTGTTTACATCTAAAACGGTTGCTGTGATCTGCTTTCGTAAAGCCTGCTTTTCAGTGAGTTGCTTTGGTTGATTTATTACTATCTCGCTATTCCTATTGCTCGGTGCTGATGTCATCCATTCAGCCTTGATTGATAACCAACCTCGTGTAGCAAATTCATTCAAAACATCGTCAATAGAATAGTTAGCCGTGATCGCTAAACTGATTTGGTTAATCAGGGTGTTAGCAATTCTTTGAGTCATCACTGGAGCCTTTGCTTTTTTAGCTTTGTGATTAGCGATTCTTATTGCTGTTAACTCCCTAAATTCAGAAGCCGTTAAATATCCAAAATCAATCTCTTCTTTTATATCTGTTGTAGTCTCTGTAGTAGTCTCTGGAGTCTCTGGTATAGGTGAGGTCATATTGACCTTATGTGAAGGGGTCAAAATGGTATCAACATCGGTGCAATCTGAACCCAGCATTGGCTCACTTTGACCTAATGGTTGATCTGCTTGTCTCTCAGTGTCTTTTGTTGGCTCTGGTTGAGACTCGCTGATACCCGAACACACTGGATGAGAGTAGTTAATTGTGTACCACACTGTGCGATCCATCTTCATTCTGTTGAAGTTGCCAGTATTGATAAGACCTTGAGATTTAAGGCTTGTGATTACACGTTTAAGAGTGGCTTTAGACCAGAATGGAAACTGCTCTAGCCAAGATTCATGGGTGTTATAAATCCACTTCTGACCATCGTGAGTATGCTTTGACCTTTGCAGCCAGTAATGGATCTGCTGAACCAGGATCGCCTCGTTAAGCCCGATGTTAACGGCTAACTTAGGCAGTATTTGTAATGGTTGTTCAGCAATTAGAAGGCTCATATGTCACCTATAGATTCTATTTATTCTATTTCTTTACTAGGAAGTAGGTCTTGGAATAACCTAAGTTCAGCGAAACGCTTCTTACGAATCTCAATAAAGGTGACCCTGATGTATGCAGACATCTCTAGACCCATTAACTCAGAATCACGTTTAGCAAATAAGTACAGTTCATCATCAAAAGAGCTGGTAACTGTGTTTGATAACTTATCGTTCATGCCACCACCTCTGACTGAGCAGTTTGATCTGTTTGATAGTGCGCCTGGTCATACGTTAAAACGCCCCCAGTTATCATCTGCAAGCGAAACGCCTGCTTCTCTGGTATCACTGAACCCCACACTGAAATGGCTGGAGAAGAGATATTTAACTTCTTCGCAAGTGCGGCTTGAGTGCCAAAATGAGTAATACAATCGTACTTCAGCATACTGCCTCCTTGTTAAGTTGACTTATATAATACCACTAACGCAACTTATCTAACAACCCGTTAAGATTACTTAACGCTATTTAAGTGTTTGAAAAGATAAACCGACAGTAGGATTAAACAAATGACAACTTCTGGGCAGCGAATTAAATCTCGCAGAATAGAGAAAAATTTAACCCAACGGGCATTAGGCGGATTGGTCGGTGTATCTGCAACTTCAATTACATATTGGGAAAATGCAGAAGTAGAACCTAAAAATAAACATTTAGCAGCTTTGTCACGGGCGTTAGATTGCGCCCCAGACTACATATTGCATGGAGCAACATTTGGCGGTGAGGTTTCAATTGCACCTATTCACAGCCGAATACCTTTAATCAGGTGGAATGAAGTTAATAATTTTTATCAAGGAGAGTTTATGAAGCTAGACGAGGAGACAGTGGATTGGCTTTATTGCCCTGTCCAGTGTGGAGAGAGGACTTTTGCCACGACTGTCAACGGGGATTCAATGACCTCGCCCTATCCAGGGAATAAGAGTTACCCAGCAGGAATCATCATATTTATAGACCCAGATGCCCCAGTAGTTAGTGGCTCACGGGTGATGGCTAAACTTGAGGATTCTAGCGAGGCAACGTTCAAAGAATATATAATTGATGGAGGCAAGAAGTTTTTAAAACCAATAAACCCTCAGTATCAAATTGAAAGTATAACTACTGGTACTAAAATAATTGGAGTAGTAATCGGCTCATTTGTAGCCGAATAGTATTATGGAAAATAAAAATAACAATATTAACCTGTCAAAAAATCGCTCACCCTTTATGGCCTGGATGCTTGAGGAAGGATCAAACTGGTCTTGGTACACCACCCTCGTTGATTTTGATTTTGACACAACGCCTCGATTTCTGTACAACTGGAGATTGATGTGGCTAAGCTGCTGTGCGGCATTGGCAATGGGATGCAACCAGACCGATGATAATATCAACGGCCCCAATTAATTAACTAAATAAGTAACCTTTACAGCAATATCAACCGATCTCCATTATGGGGATTTTTTTTGGCCTAAATTTCTTGAAGCACATGACACTAATCAACACCTAACAATTAAACTTGCAATCCTTGTTAACTTAACTTATTATATTGGTAGTTAATTAATAACGGAGCAGCAAAAATGAACTCATACAATCGAATCAACAAGCACTTCAATCGTAATGAATGTGGGCAAATTGTAACCCCCGACCTTTCAGATTTTATTGCTGAGTTTACCGCGCAGGATTCATTTACAACACCAGAAGGGACTGTTGAAGCTAACGATTTGCTTGAACACATTGACTTCTCTTCGCGCCAAAATGCCCATGACTCTATACAAATGGAAGCCTTAAAGGGTGAGCCACTTACTGATGCCGATGCGGCAATCAAATGGCGTGAGCTTGTAGTCCTTATGCAAGCGGCAGCTAGTGACTTTTACAATTCTAACATTGTTCCAGACTACCAGAATGGTGATCTATGAACACTTCAACAGAAATGCTAATCATCAATACAGTGGGTGCGATTATCTTCTCGCTGTGTAGTTACCTCTTCTGGTCAGGTCTTGCGGCATGAAAGATCTAATTATTTTAATAGCAGCTTTAGTTTTAAGTGGGGTGCAGATATGAATATTAAACAAGTGCGCTTTGTAGCGACACAACGGGCCGACTTAGATTGGCAGGCAGTAGGGGCAAATGAAAACCCTTACTCAGC